AAAAAGTATGAATAAATTTGAAGAAATATTTAAAGGATTAGAACGTGCCCATGGTGTCACTTATGTTGATAAAAAAGGAAATGGTGAAAAAATAAAAGGGAAATCTTTTGTAAAAAGAGATCCTGTCACAGAGAGTTTATGGCGTACCCATTTACAAGGAACTGAACCAAGTTTAGGAATTATTCCAATTAATGATGAAAACAAATGTATATGGGGATGTATTGATATAGATTCCTATGCAGGATTTGATCATAAAAAATTAATCAATAAAATTAAATTACTTAATCTACCCTTAGTAGTATGTAGATCTAAAAGTGGAGGAGCGCATGTATTTTGTTTTACTAGTGTTCCAGTGACTGCTCAATTAATGAGAGATAAACTCTTGTCAGTTAGCGCAGTGTTGGGATATGGAGGATCTGAAGTATTTCCAAAACAAATAGAATTAAAATCACAAGAGGATACAGGGAACTTTTTAAATTTACCATACTTTAATAGTGATAATACAACGAGGTATGCTTTTCTGGAGAATGGGGAAGCTGCAACCCTAGAAGGTTTTTTTGGGCTTCACGAAAGAAATACATTAACTCCAGAACAACTAGAACAACTTAAAATTAAAAGACCTGAATCTGAATTCAGTGATGGTCCTCCATGTTTAGAATCATTAACACAAAATAAATTAGATGACGGTAGAGACAGAGTTCTTTATCAATATATTCAATATGCCAAAAGAAAATGGCCAGAAGAATGGAGCAAAAAAGTTAATCCTTTTAATTATAAATATTTTTCTGAGCCTTTAGACGACAAAATTATTCAAGATAAAATTAAATTTAATAGTAAAAAAGAACTAGGATTTAAATGCAATGAAGAACCAATGTGTAGTCATTGTGATAAAAAATTATGTAAGACCAGAAAATATGGTATTGGTGGAGAGTCTGTATTTCCAGAGCTTAGTGATTTACAAAAAGTAGATTTAGACGAACCATATTATTGGGTTAATGTAGATGGAGAAAGAGTAAAACTGGAAACTATTGATCATTTAATAGAACAAAGATTGATTAGAAGATCTATTGCTAAACAAATAAATAAAAAACCGCCAAGAATCAAAGGACTAGAATTTGATAAAATTACAGATCTATTATTAGCAGGTATAGAAATTATTAAAGCACCACAAGGATCATCTATTGTTGATCAACTTAAAGATCATTTAGAAGAATTTTGTACTAATCGCACTGCAAAAGATACCACTAAAGCAGATATTTTAAGGGGAAATGTTTGGACTTCTGAAGGTAAACATTATTTTATTTTTGCTAAATTTTTTCATGGATACTTACAAAGAAAAAAATGGGGAGAAAAATCTCAACCCACTCAACAAATGTTGAAAGAACATTGTAAGTGTACTGATGATAACCGAATTACTATAGGTAAGAAAAGACCTAGCGTAATGATTGTAGACGCTTTTGAAAAACCCGAAAGCAATTATCAACCTAAACAACTTAAACCAAAGGATCCGTACTAATGAGTAGATTAACTTTAGAAGACATTTCTATACCTAAATCAATGGGGGGACAAATAGAACTTCCTGAAGAATTAGATTTTTTAGGAGATACTAAACCATACATTCTATATGGAAAAGAATATAAAACTAAAGGACTATCAAAAAAACACGGAGATGGAGCAATACAAGCTTTTACAAAAATAAGACACACTATTCCTAAAGGTTTTTTAAATAAATTTCATTCGGATAATATTATAAATCTAATGGATAGATATTATAGAAAACCAGAAAGATGGAAAGCATACCGGCCATATATTATATCTATAGAATATACAAACGGAGAGAAGTGGAATGAAGATACTTTTTATTTTCATTTAAATAAAAACTTTAGTGGCTGTTTTCGTCCGTACATATCTAATGTATCTGTTATCCAAGGGCCTCTTTGTTTTAGTTCTCCTAATATTCATGATGAGGCTTCAGATAGAAACTGGGTAATGAGTATGTTTAGAAGGTCAGTAGAAGATCAAATAATTCAATTTAAATATTATGAGAATGATGGGCAATCAGGTGTCCACGAAGTTCACCATAAAGATATAACATTTATAAATATTGTTTTAGGTTTTGCAGATCAAGTTATGAAAATACATTCCAGAGTAGATTTTGAATCTTATATAAGACCTTTCGGAAAATATTATGCGAGTGATGGAGCTAGATTTGATAAAGATAATATTAAAGGTATGGCAATATGTGAAGCATTTAGAGAATATCATAAAAAGCACGCAAAACTAATATTAGTAGACAAAGTAACACATAAAGCTGAAACTTCAGAAGGCACAAAATTTAATACTACTTTAAGAAATAAAATAAAGGAAACAGAATGAAATATAAAAACGTAAAACCAACAACGTATAAGGGCATGGATTATAGAAGTATGTTAGAAACTAGATACTTTATTCATTTTAAGGAACATTTAAAGTTTGATATAGACTACGAACCTGAAGTACCTGGATTGTTTGGTTATAAACCTGATTTTGTCATATATCCCCATAAAAAAAGAGATGATAGGTTTGAATACAAACCTATTTATGTTGAAATAAAACCAATACGAGAAATTTCTACTTATTATGATGATCCCGATTACGATGAGTTTAGAGAAAAAATAAAAAGATGTTGGAATCCTAAAAATGATTTAGTGCTTTTTGGTTCTAATTTATTAAATAAAAATAACCATGCATGTTTGGCTCTTTGTCATGATGGTAAAATATTTGATCATTTAACTTCATATAGTTTTAATTATTCTCATGATATACATAGTCCTACTCAAAATATAGGTTTACAATTATTTGGTCATTCGGAGTATCTTCAAAAAGATGGCGGTCGCGATGAAATTTATAACCAAGAAGATTTAGACCATATGGATCATTCATCTATATATTACAAACAAAAACAAGAAGCTTTAGATAAAATAGAAACATCATGGAACATAGCTTGGTCTAAATTACAGTGGAAACCACATAGACAAACAATTAGAAAAATATGGCGTTAATAAAGTTTAATAAAAAATGAAAACAATTGTACTAGGACCACCGGGCACAGGAAAAACTTGGACTCTTTTAAATAAAGTAGAAGACTATTTAAAAAATACTGATCCCGATAAAGTGGGCTATTTTGCATTTACCAAAAAAGCAGCTAACGAAGCTAAAGGTAGAGCGATGGATAAATTTAATTTGTCCGAAGATGATCTTCCTTACTTTAGAACTTTACATTCATTAGCATTTAGACGTTTAGGAATTAGTAAAAATAGTGTCATGCAAAGTAGACATTATGAAGATCTTGGTAGACAGATAAATGTTCCATTGGATTATAATGATTATGATGACGAAGAAACAGGATTGTTTACAACTAAAAGTGATTACTTACGCATTATTAATTTAGCAAAACTTAGAAATATAACATTAGACAGGCAGTTTAATTTACAAGAACACAATCAAGATGTTGAATATGATAAATTAGTTATTATCGCCAATGAATTGGCTAGATATAAAAAAGAATACAGTTTAATAGACTTTAATGACATGATTTTAGAGTTTACAAAATCAGATGCCGCAATTCCTAAATTTGAAGTAGTTTTTGTTGATGAAGCACAAGACTTATCTTTGATGCAATGGGACATGACAAAAGCAATTTGGAATAAAACAACAGATTCTTTTATTGCAGGAGATGATGATCAGGCTATTTTTAGATGGGCCGGTGCTGATGTAGATAGTTTTATTACTCAAACTGGAAAACTTTTACCTCTTATTCAATCAAGAAGAATACCTAAAAAAGTTCATGATGTGGCTATGAA